AGGTTGATGACGTTCTCGACCAGAAGCAAGCAGAAAGCGACATTGAGCAAAAGAAAGCCATCAACTACTACACGAAAACGGTGGTTCCCCGTTTGAACACCCAGCACGGCTGGCTGTTGGCGGTGATGACCAGATTCGCTGAAGGTGACCTGGGCGGGCACTTCATGAAGCTGGCCGAGCAATCAGGCGACTGGCTCGTGATTCGGACGCCCCTCGAAGCTGAGGATCACGACCCGATGGGGCGTCTCCCAGGAGAATCTCTCTGGCCGGATCAATTCCCGCCGGAGTTTATTCAAGCAACCAAGAAGTCTATGACCATCGCGGAGTACGATCTGGTCTATCAGGCCGACCCCCGAGGTATCGGTGGAGACATCTTCACCAACGAGCACTATTTCAAGCCGCTCCCTGAAGGCTTCTGGCAACATGTGTTCCCCCGCTGCTTCACGGCTCAGGCCGTGGATCTAGCCTTCTCCAAGAACAAGCGGACATGCTTTACGGTCATCCTGACCTATGCCGTGGACGAGAACTTCAACCTGTACATCCTACATGTAGACCGGGCACGCTATCAGATCCGAGACTCCGAGGACCGGATTAAGGAGTTGATCCGCTGGACGCACCCCCTGGTGACGGTCATTGAGACGGAGAACTTTCATGATGGAGCTATCCGGTCAATGGTCATCCGTATCATGTCCGAGATCATGTGCGACATTCGCTTGGATAAGCCGGAAGCCGACAAGATCGCTCGTGCTCGACTTCCTGCTGGACGCGCCGAACACGGCTTCATGTACATCGATAAAGACGCCCCTTGGTACCGAACGTTTATGTCCGAATTGCTGGGGTTTCCTAATTCCGTCTACAAAGACCAAGTGGACGCCCTCTCGTTAGCGGCATCAACCGTGCAGAAGATGGAGGAGCAGGCGAGACGGCTCAAGCGGACGATCACGCCGATCCATACGCAGACCGTGATGTCTGCTTGAACTTGTGGTACGATGATCCCCAGTTCACCTCAAGGGAGATGAGATGGCACGAGCCACCGGAACTCAGGCCCTGTCTACGACCGCAGTTCAGCTTCCGGCGCAGCCGTGCCTGGAAGTGGTGCTTGCAAACAACGATGCTTCTATCGCCATGTTGATCGGATGGAGTGCCGGCACTCAGAGCTTCACTCTTGCGGCCGGGCAGAATGTGGTTGTTCAGGCCACGAATCTGAATCAGTTGTACGCCAAGTCTGCGTCAGGCACGCCGACCCTGAGCTACATCACGTCTTAGGAGGCGTCTCGTGTCTCCTTCGAGTAAAGGCATTCCTATCACGCCGTCCGATACGACGGATCTGACGGGGATCAAGCAGATCTACGTAGGTGGGGCCGGGAACTTGGCCGTCAGGCTGACCCGCGATCCCACGACGACGCTGACCTTTACGGCTCCGCCCGTTGGTTCGGTACTTAAGCTGAATGTGACGCGGGTGATGGCAGCGACCACGGCAACCCTGCTGATTGGTCTGTACTAGATGGGAGCCAAGTGGTTTTGTTCCTGTGGCTGCGGAATCCTGGGCAGTAATGCTCAGGTTTCAGCGTTTCAGGAGTCTCACATAAAAGAATCACCGGGACATTGGGAAGTAACCGAAGTCGAGTGGGAGGCGCAGCCTTGCGCTCACTGCGCTTGCTTCAATGGGAATCCTAATGATCGGACGCTGTGCTGTCATTGCGGGGAGCTTCAGCAGCCCATGATAGAAATAGGTGGGCGCCGTATGTTTGTGAAAGATGCGCTCAAGTGACGTTCCCTGACGAGCAGGCGCTTGTAGGCACGCCCGGTTGGACGGGGTTCGCGACCATGAACTCCGAAGACCGGGCGCATGCTGCTCTAGACTTCGTCTCAGATTTGAGACGGGACTTCGAGAAGCGCGATCAGGTGCTCCAGTTGATCGACCAAGTGACGTTTCTGGAGCAGAAGGTCAAGATCCCGACGAACTACGAGGACACGGCGATTAGTGTCCAGACACCCCTGCCTCGCCACATCATCAACCAGATCGTCGCAGCTCTCTCGCTGAACGCACCGGCCGTCAACTTCACCCCCATCAAGTTCGGAGAAGAGGGGGAGGACGATGCGGCCTATCGGTGCCGGTTCTTCGAAGGCTCCTGGGTGCGGCAGCAACGTGAGAAGAAGCGCAGGATTCACCGCTTGTTCATGGACGCTGTCGTCACCAAGGGCGAAGGTTGGCTCAAAACGTTTGAGCGAAAGAACCGGGCCTGGGCGAAGTACACTCCGTATTCTCGACAACTCCTGGAAGAGCTAGATCGCAAGGTCGAAGCGGGGGAGATGGATGAAGACTCACGAACTCGGCTGTGGGATGCCCAAACCGAGGAGAAAAAGCGGGGTCTGCCCTATCCAATCGAGACTACTGAAGTACCACCGGAGACGCTGTACTATCAACGCGGAGAAGATGGGTTTGTTAGAATCGCTGAGGTCGCTGCGGTACCGTATTTTGAAACACTCGTACGTCACAAGGCTGCCCTGAACCACAAGGGCGAGATCGTGGCATTGGACGACGTAGCCAGCATGCCGCTGCCGATGAACGCCTGGGGAGAGGTTTTCGGCAAAGCCAACACGATGCGACAGGTCATCGAGCGAGTGGAACTCTGGGATCCAGAACGCTGTACGGTAATCCTACGCGGGCCGGGCGATATCAAGGGAAAGAAGCGCGGCTCGGGATTGATGGTGGAGGAATGGAAACACAGCTACGGGGATCCAGATCTGGGAGTCCTACGTGGACCGTATTTCCATGCACCGGGGATCCTTACGTCCTCTCGGGAACCGCACAAAGCCCATCTTTCTGTGTTGTTTGCCTATTTGCACTTGTTCCCCTTGTTGAACAGCCTACTCACCATGCAGTCTCAGGCGGCTTTTTCGTTTGCCTATCCGGCTTATCGGAGGACGACCCCGCCTACCTATAACCTTCCTGAAGCCCCGTTCGGGCTGGCTGCGGACGAGATCGCGGGTAACCGGCAGAAGATCGTCCCAGGAGCGATCTTCCCGCATGACATCGCTCCGATGGATCAGCCTCACACCAGCGTCGATCTGGACAAGGCGATTCAGTTCGTCAAGTCTCTGATCGACCTCGCCCTCCCTGACACGGTGCAGGGAGCCGTCTCGGGGGAGATGGCGGGGTACACGCTGAATCAGGCGGCTCATCTGGCAAGCCTGACCTGGGGGCCGATTGTCGAGAACGTCCAGGATTGCCTCTCTGATCGGGTGGGTTGGGAGAGCTACCTGATCGAGGAGAAGATCGGGGAGACGGTCTATGTCTACGGAGCTATGCCGCAACCCAGAGCCCGGCCTGGGTCGCCACAGCAGTACAAGGCCGGCTGGTTGGGTATCGGTCCCAAGCAACTGGACGGCGTCCACAACTACGACGTGGAACTTAAGCCGGCTACGATCAACAACGACGAGCTTGAGCTTCGAGTTATCAGGCAAGAACTCGACATGCGGCTGATGGCACCAGAAGAGGCTGTCCGCAGACGAGGCCGCAACCCCGTTGAGGTAGAACGAGCATGGATGCTGTTCGAGTTGAAGCAGGATCCAGAGATCCGCGCGAACATGAAGCAACGGATTTTCCAGCAGTTGAACATTTTGGAGCAGCAGGCGATGACGGCCCTTGGCCCCGAAGGAGCACCAGGGGGCGCCCCACCCGCACCTATGTCTGGGCTACCTCCTGGCGCCCAGCCGGGTATCTCTCAGGGGCTACCAGTAACGGGCTTCGTCCCACCAGCGGGTTCCGTTGCTCCTGCCCCCGTCCCGCCGCCTATGTCACTGCCGCAGGCCCCTGGACAGAATCCAGGCGCACCGGCTGGGGCGAGAGGCGTCCCTGAAGCGCACGTTCCGATTCCTGGAGGAGGCTAAGATGTACGTCGGTGGTAGTCTGGTTGGCCTGCTGATTGTGGTCATCATCATCTTGCTGCTGCTTGGGCGGCTGTAAGGAAGGAACACGATGGTTGAACATACGCTTCACCCCCATCATTGCCGGACCTGTAGCATCGAGCGAGCCTTGATGGTCGCGGCTGCGGTGGTCTTTGCGATCTTCTTTGCGGTCTTGGTCTGCTGGCTGGCTTTGTCGAAGCAGAACAGCAAGCTCTACGAGGCTGATAACGTCGTGTGCGTCTCGCAGCCACTCAGCGTGCAGTGCTTCGAGCGTAAGGCGAGGTAGTCATGGCGAACATCGTGTCCTCGAAGGTTTACGACAACGCGATCATCCAGGATGGGTCAGGGAAGATCGTCTGGAACTGCGCGCAGATGGATGCCCCGGTTATTCGTCGGAAGTACGACGATGGTACGGTGGATGTGATCGCTCAGAAGACGGGGGAAGTGGTTCTTCCTCCCTTCTCCCCCGAAGAGCCTACCCTTCCTGTGTGCCAGCATTGTGGGGAGCGCCCCTGGTGACGGAAGCCACGATTCGCTGTGAATGTTGTAAGCGGGTGCTTCGAGTAGAGCAGGCGCAGAAACTCTGCTGGGAGTGTCAGGGGCGTCCGAAGTCGGAAGGCTACGTCAAGGCAGCCATCGGTGCCCGCGATCCCGCTTGCCCCCATGAGGTTCCGAAGACGGTCGTGTAATGCCTGCGAAAGAACATCCCTACGATGCAATAGCCTCTGACCTCTTCGACTGGATGCAGGGAGAGGTGGACTACCACGTCCAGGCGATGCAGGGCGGGTATCGAGCGCCGTTCTCAGCGGAGACTTCTGAGGCTGATAAGCTGGAGTATTACCGGCGTCAGGTGTATAAGACGAAGCCGAATGGGGACATCGAATACGAGTCCCCAAACCCCGAGGGCCGCGACAAGATCTTGAAGCAGTACGGCACCCAGGCGTATGCTGAGATCATGAACGCCGTGAAGCCCAAGCAGGGGATTCGCCCTGCCCCTGAGATGGAACCGCAGGCTGATCCGCTCGCTGCTGCCATGCCACCGATGCCTGAAGATGAAACACCTGTGGAGCCGGTCTAATGGGCAAGAAGAAGGACAAGGGCGAGAGCCAGGAAGACAAGCTCTATAACCTCCAGGCTCAGCAGTTGGCAGCGCAGGTTGCCAACTGGGCGGCGACCCTAGAGTTTCAAAAGACTCGGTTCCAGCTTCTGGAGATGCCGCAGTTCCAGCAGGGTCTTCAGCTTGAGGTTGACAAGCTTGCGTGGCAAAAGGCTCAGGACACCTGGGAACGAGCCTACCAGGAAGCGGCTATCACCGGAAACTATCAGGGTCAGCCCACGACGCAGTGGTTGATGGATCAGGCACGTCTGACGGGTTCATTCAATGGTCAGCAAACCCTGGAGGGCAAGCTTACTGACGCCCAAGTCCAGGATATGCACGACAAGATGAATCTCGCGAACGCCCAGTTTCTTACCGCCACAACCGGGTATATGAATGGGCAGAAGACCTTTGACCGCGAGAAGTTTGAGGCAGCCCAGGCCCTCGAAGGCTGGAAGTTCATCGCGACCCTGTCAGGTCCGCAGAACGCTTTCAAGCAGGCGAGAGCCATCGCGTCTACCCCTGGGGGTC